GCTATAAAGAATAGTACATTTCCTAGATTTATCAAAGTTGCTGCATCTATCATTTCGTTATCAACTCCACTACTCTATCTATCTTTGCTGTTAGACGTTCTGTTATTCTATCCCAATCTATTCTATTCAGTAACCAACTTGGTACATCTGTATCTTCTGTAATACTTATATCCTTCATTGGATACGTAAACTTGTTCCATGTACACTCTGTTTGATGTGGGTCGTCTTTACTGAACAAAGTTTTCTGTCCCTTACCAACCTTTAATTCTGATTCCTTGATTGGTAGTCTTCTTGGTTTGTCTCCTTGGTCAAAGTTAGTATTGAGGTACATATTAGTATAGATTGCTGCACGTACATGACATGGAATAGTAAACTTACCATTCTTGTCTGTCTTAGGATACTTCTTGAGTGGTTCTTTAATCTGTTGTGGGTATGCTACTTGTAGTGGTGCAAACTCTCTACGATTTAACTTAGCTACTACTTCACTCTTCACTATATTTATTTTACCACTACTAGTACCATTGAGTACATCCTTTACTATATCTTCCATTACTATTTTCTCTAGGTCACTACTATCACTACGTATCATTTCTAGACCCTTGAAATCATATTCCTCTTTGTATCCTTTCTTTTCATCCCAATAACTATGACCAGCATAGTTCTTCTTAGCTATTAACAAGAAAGAGTTGTATATTTTCTTAAGACCCATATCAGTAGGTGCTTTCTTTAGACCGTAAGTATTGGTGAAGAAAGTAAGCAAATGCAAATTAATTTTATCTTGCAGTTGCTTACCTTCATGTACAGCCTTCTCATTGCTGTCTGTTACCAACTCAACAAATACTGAATCTGTATCTCCATATATCATATTGTAACCAATACTTTCAAGATATTTAGCTATTTCTTCTACTGAGATTCTGCCTAAGATTGCTGTAGCTGCTGAACAATTCTGATTATAGAGTCTGAATTTACCAAAGTCCATTACACCATAGATAGCGTTACTTGTCTTCTTCATGTTGTATACTCTACGTGACCACATCTTTATCTTAGACTCTGATTGTCCTTCTGCTATAGCTTTACTCATTTCCTTCTCATATTCTGTTCTCTTATTGAAGAAGTATTCTATTAGTTTAGGTATTAGTCCTTTAGGAGATTTAGCAAACTTGAATACTTTAGGAACAGTACAATTCTTAGGAAGATATGTAATTGTGTAACAGTCACCTTTATACTCTGAGTTCCTATATGTTTCTGGACTGATATTGAAAGCCTTAATAAGTGATGGGTATTCTCTGGAGAAGTCAAACTGTGCTATGTATTCATGTAGTCCTGTTTGTGGTTCTACTACTACTGCACCAAGGTATCTATCTTCTGTTTGTTTTTCTTCTCCTGTTACTGTCTTAAGAGCTATCTGTCTATTTACCATTCTCATAAGAGCAGTATCTATTACTCTATAGTTCATCAATACTTCACTGAATAGAGTACCGAACTCTTGACGCAAATCATCGAACATACTGATTAGGTCATATTTATCATCTAGAGCTTTAATAATTAGAACGTCATTAATATTTCTATTGAAAAGTACCCAAGGTTCGTTATCCCATAACCATTGAGTACTTCTCTTAAACGGTATCTTCTCTACACCCAACTTTTCTTCTTCTGATACTGCACCCAATGAGTAAGAACGTAACTCTGAATCTGTGAAACGCTTATATGCTTTCATTAAGTCGAATGAAACTCTGCCCTTTATCTTATATGGGTGACTATGAGCATTAAATGTATTGAATGGACTGAGTATAGCAGGGTCTAAATGGTTAGCTTTCATTCTATCTATCCACTTGTATATATCGTACCTATCTAAGTTCCATGCTGTAATTAAGTCAGGGTCTTTCTCCTTAATCAAATTAGCTAAATGTTCTAGTAATTCTCCCTCATTATTAAAGTGGATTAATTCCTGTTGATACTTTACTTCTTCTGGTACTATAGATTCTACTATTCCATCTGGAGTAAACTTTGGTCCTTTACCAAACCATTTAGAATTGACAACAAACAAAGTATAGAGTTTATTTTCGTAACTATCATATACTGTAACTATAGGTATAGGGTCATTATTTCTTGGAGTATATCCACCCTGTTTATCTGATAGTGCTTCAAAGTCTATATACCAGATACGTAGTCTTGGATAGAAGTCTATAGGTGTAAGTGTTTCTCCTTCTATATTCACACCGCACTTGATACCAAGGTCAATAAGCATACGTAAAGGTAATAGATTTCCTACGCTTAAATCTCCTTCGTATGTGAATAGGCTATTATCCAGTACAACCTTGTTAGTCTTACTTATTTGCTTCATTAGTATAGTTATGTACTTAGGGTCTGTCACTAGAACCTTTGTGAGTACTTGTTTATCTAAACTTCTAGCGTCTGTACCCTCAGTATCCATTACAAACTTCCCTAAATTACCAAATTCTCCCTTGTATCGTACATACTCATTTTCATTCATATAGAAGTAAGGGTAATAAGTCTGCTTGTACATCTTCTTCTTGTTAGTATCATCTCTACCTATGAGTACCACTTGTGGCACTCCTTTATTCATTATTAGTTCAGTAGTAATGATACCTAACTTAGTCAATTTATTCAACCACAGTAGCCATTATATTTTTTTCTGGTTTTCTGAGTATTTTTCCTTCCTTAATCATTCTGTTAAAATACTTGAACAGATATACTTCTTTATTTTTAAGTTTCAATTCCTTCTTTGCACTATCATCATGTTTAAAGTTGTTAGGTTTCTTAACACGTTGTTCTTCTGTTCTTCCTGTCATACGTTCTCTACTTTTCTTACCCATGTATTTCATATCCTTGAACTACTTATATACTATTTCAATTATATAAAAACTCATAAAAGAGTTGTGTAGGATGGTCTACTCCAACCATCCACTTACGACATCATCATCAGAGGTACTTTCTCCTAGACTACTAGCTTTAGGTGTCTTGGTCACTGGATAGATACCAAATGCATCTACTACTACGTCACCGTCTTCTAGTTTACCTGTTTCTCTGTCTCTGTACATACTACGTTCAGGCTTACCGAACACGTATATTTCGCTAAGTTCTCCAAAGTCTATTTCTGTCAGTGTAGGATTTACTCGTATCCTCAGTGTTTCATCTTCGTTCTCAGGATTCATTATGCTTACTGTAACCCTTCCTAGAGCATCTGGTCTATCTAGGTTCATGTTGGTTACTACACCCTTTACTGCTACAAACCTATCCCATGCTCCCTTAACCATTTCGTATGTATGCTCTACATCCTTGAGTGGTGTAAACTTTGTAGACTTATCAATGATTGCCTTGATGTCTAGTTTCTCACTGAGTCCCTTGAAGACACTAGGAGATTCTTTCATTGTAGTTGCTCTCAGAGTAATGTCTGTCTTATCCTCAAAGTCTATAATGGCTGACACTTGACAAGGAGAGAACCATCTAGCTTTCTGGATAATGTCTTTATCCCAACCTCTAGCTAGAGCATTGTTACTTGTCTGGATAGTACCCCACTTGTATAGTTTGTCTCCATTATGACGGAAGTATCCGTAGAGCATAAGGTCTAGTACATGAAGACCCTCTGGAAGAGGCTTACCATAGTCTGCATTAGGTCTACCATATATCTTGTCTCTTGTGTCAAGGATGTGGTTTTCACCGTCTATGAACCCTTGTTCTTGTGCTGCTTGCATACCTTGTTTGTCTATAATAGACTTAGCTTTTCTACGTATAGTCTCTGCTTTATCCCAAATGCCCCTTGTACCAACAATGAAACCATATAACGTAGATACCTCTTTTTGCTTTCTATTCTTAGCAAAGCTCTGGAATTGTTTGGTTCTACGGTAATCATTGATTGTAGCTAAGAGAGCAGTACGTTCATCAAGACTATCTTTAGTCCTATGTTCTATGAACTTAGCTGTTACTTCCTGTAGACTGACAGTATTACTCTTAGAGAGTAGTTCTAGTCGTTCAGTTGTAACTTTAGTTAATCCTGTTGCTTTTACCATTTTCATTCACCACCTGTACTTTTGTCGTAACTTATAGTTACCTTGAACAAATCCCATTCTTCCTTTGCGTTATACTTCCATCCTCTTTTTCCTGAATATACTATCAATAATTCACTATCCCTTAACATTGTTATATATGTTCCTGCTGTTCTGAGACTAACTCCCTCTTGAAGACAGAACTTAGCTTTCACTTTTCTAAGTAAAGACATAGAACCTTCATGTTTTTCCTTTAACATGGCTGCTAATTCGTTTAGTTTCCTATTGAGGAACATATTATTGATATTCTGTTCTCCATCTTCACTCATTGGTCATACCTTCTATGATATTCTCTTCTTGCTTCTATCCTCTCTTTTTCTGATTCACTTATTATCCTTAGCTCATTCTCTGTTAGCTCATATTTAGTGCGTGTCTCTATATGTGTGTGTATATTAGATACAACTTTACCACAAGCTTCACACCAATATCCTTGACAACCTTTACAAACATTTTCTTCAAAGTCTGGACACCCATCCCCTCTACGTTTCTCTGGTCTGTAACAAGTACCAAAGTTTGCACAATCTTCACAATCTTGTGTACTCATTCTGTAAACACCCGAACTATCATTTCCTTTGCTTCTTTATTCAATCCCTTGATTTCATTCAAAGTTTGTCGTAAACCTTGTGCTGCTTGTTCTCTTGAAAACTCTCCACTAATATCAAAGAGTAGAGGTTTAGCTTCTATTATCTTTTTTGCTGTTACTGGTCCTATACCTTGAATACACTGTAACATTCCCCACCTTATCTCTTTAGGTGTTCTTCCTCTGACTACTGCTACTGGTGGTGCTTTACCTGTTCTTCCAGCACCGTACTTAATGAATAGTCCTGTTAATGCTTGTACTGTAGATGCGTGGTCTGCTGTAGATATTATTTGGAACTTCCAAGGCAGTAATAGACTAGTTAATACTCCCCTCAGATAAGGGTTATACCAATCCATCTGTCCCTCAATCAGTAGCATTGGTTGTTTATAAGTTCTACGTAAAGTATCCAACTGTCCCCACAATCTATTACCATGTTTCTTCCTAGTGTATAAAGTACTTATTAGGTCATTGACAGTCTTACGTTCTATTCCTACTTCATCAAACACATAGTCTCCAGACTGTAAGTGTTTTACTTCTACAGCTATTCCACTATGTTTAAGTAGATTAGCTATTTCTTCTGGTTCATTATTAGCTACATATAGTGGCATTATTAAATTCCTCTGTATATCTTCATACATTCTGAGGTACTTATTTGTTTGATTCCCCACACAGTACCACTTACAGACCAAACTACTTCTCCACAGAATAGTATATCAAACTCTTTAGCTGAAAGTAACCAAGTTGTTCCACCTATTTCTTCTCTTACTGCTACTATATGGAATATATTAGGTTCACATACATGGTTCTTATCATGCTCTTTATCTTTGTCTTTCTTTTTACCGAACACCATCTATTAGTCCCCTTGCTGTTATAGTAAACTCTGCTATTCCTCTAGGAAGATAACTATTATCAAAGAGTGTAGCTTTCCATACATCAGTCTTTATCTGTGTAAGACCTATCCAAGTATTGACTGAATGTAATAGATAGTCTCCACCAACAGGATAGAATGTATCACCGAACTTAACCATTGCTCCTAGTCCTTGGTCTGGTCTAGGTGGTGCTATACATTGACAAGTGAGTACCCATGCTACATTATATCTAGCAGCCATAAACTCCATTAGATTGAAGTGTTCTGCTAATTCTCTAGTCCTTAGTGGTAACATTTCACTTCTACCCCATCCTGCACGTATCTTAGCATTGAAACTATCTATCACCACTAACCTTATATTTTCTCCAGCTTCTAATCTTTTCATTATTAGTTTATACTGGAGATATTGTGCCTTGATAGTAGGTATTTGGTCTGCTCCACATACGTATAGGTCTTCCCAATTACACTCTAAGTTTTTTAACTTAGCTATTTCCTTTAGTCTATCTAGATGGAAGGTGTCTGGTTCTGTTTCTATGTATACAGCTTTCTCCTTAAGAGTACCTAGACACTCTACAACCATTTCATTACATAGTTGTGTCTTACCACTAGCAAATCTACCAGCTAATCCTGTAATACTCATAGTTGGTATTCCACCACCAAGTAAAGTATTAAGTTTACCTGAACCTGTCTTTAGAAATACTCGTTTAGACTTTGTTTCTTTATCTAGGTCTGGTGCTTTCTTAAGTTCCATCTTAGAGAGTACACGTTCTTGTGCTATCTGACACCAAGCTTTAGCCATTGGGAAACCTACTTTCATCTCTGAGGCTATTTCTTCTGCTCTTGCAGTAGCAATATCAAGAATAGTTCTATAACCTAAGTCTCTAAGTTTCTCTGCTGTCTTAGGACCAATACCAGTAATAGTACATAATCCTCTAAGTTCGGGGTCTGTAGTATCTTCTCCAAAGTCTTGTGGAGATTTACTCTCTGTAGTCTTTTCTTCCATAGCCATTTCTGTAGTTACTTCTTCTAGTTTCTGTGGTTCTTCTGTATCCTTATTCTTACTACCTTTAGGTCGTGGCATTCTACTTTACCTTCTTACTTTCTTTAACTAATTTCTTAAGTTTATCGTTATCACAAGAACAGTCTACTCCATTCTCAATATGTATTTCTGTTCTCTTTATTAGACCTTCCTTGAACCCCTGTTCAAATGCTTCTAGTTTAGATTCCATTAATATCTGGTAGTCTCTCATCCTAGATTCTATAGGTGCTTCTGTAGCAGGGTCGTCATACAACTGTCCCTGTAAACTTAGCTTTAATTTGATAGCATCGAGTAGACGTTCTATTGTAGCACCAGCTAGTCCACCTTCTACACCTTTCTTAATCAAAGCATCTAAGTCTGTTATTATACTCTGTTTCTGATTCTGTAAGGTAGTATATTGTTCTCCACCGTGACAAGCTTTGCATAACAACTGACAGTTTTCTTTAAGATTGTTATTTGAATTACCATCCTTATGGTGAGCATGGTATCCGTACATAAGTGACTTACCACACTTACCACACATACCACCCTGTTCTTGGAATGTGTCCTCTAATACTTGACTACTGAAATTCTTACGTTCTTTATCTGTCATTATTCCATATCTCCTTTTGTTATCATTAATGGTATATTACCTTTATACTTAAATGCTAACTTAGCTACATATACCCTATACACAAAGTTTTCCTCTTGACTCCTTAAACTCTTACAGTATCTC